TTAAATAACTTTTACGTTACCGTTGGCATAATGCTCGCAGATTATACCGGTTTTTAAAATAACCGTCTTAAATGGCTTAATATTAAGATTTACTAATTGAGCGATAATTTTTCTTTTAATTCCTTTCATCTTGTTTTTTTTTAAAAGGGGTTTTTACACCCCGTTAGTTTTTATTGTTTGTCAAATTCGTTTGATAGTTCACTCATCTTATTATGAAATTCGAACCATCTCTTTTTTTGTTCTGTATTTTGCTCATCACAAGGAGTTGTTCTTGCGTCCTTGTATTGTGATAATAATTCCTTTAGTCTTGTTTCAAATTTTGCTATGTTCATAATATTTGTTTTTGTTCCCTACAAATCTACAACGCATTATTGAATTAAAAAAATATTTTCACTTTTATTTTAAAGTTTTTTTTCATTTTGTTTGTTAACCCCTATAAATAAAGGGCAAAAAAAAAGGCCCGAAAATTAATTCAGGCCTTTCAAAATATAAAATTTTAACGATTATGGAGTTTCCAAAGCCGCTCTTCCAACTGCGAAAGTTCCCGTAACAAACGCATTTGGTAAATAGTTAGTTAATGCTACTCTTTCAGATACTCTAACAGTAACAAAACCATCTCTTACGTTAGTTCCATCCTCTCTAAAGAATTCAACATTTACGCCATCTCTAACCCAAAGTTGTGTTCCAACTGCAAAGTTACCGATTAAGAAACTTCCCGCAGCTATTGAAGTATTTAAAACAACTTTAACACCCATAAATGAAGGTTGTAACCCGCCATAAACTTGGTCTTTAATATAGTTGTTTGTAGTATCTTTTAATAATAATATTTTATGAAAATCTGTAGGATTTAATAAAATACAATCTGCATTATAGTTTGCTAATGCTAATTGATTTAATGATGCAACAATTACATCAAAATCATTTGCACTTTCAACTGTATCAGCAAAAGAACCCGCAGCAAATGCAGCCGCATCAGTCATAATACCTTTTAATTGAGAGTTTGCACCCGTTCCGCTTAATATTTGCGTATCTTCAACTTCTAATAATTTTTCCGGCGCACGCGCTGAAAGATATGAAGTTAATTGAGGCGTATCAGCTAGCATTTCTTCAGAAATACGGAAATAAGTTCCGATTTTTCTAACGTTTGCATCGCTTGCAGTCATATCAAAATCAGATTGTGCTAATGTAGCACCTTCAGCAGCAATTGCAGCACCGTTAGTATATCCTGATTCTTTTACAAATCTTACAACATCGCTTTGAGTTGAACCCATTGCAAGTAATTGTCTAATGTGAACCGGTCTTGTTGGGTCGAATTTATATCCCGCAACTCTATCAGCCGGTATAACTTCTCCCGTAAAATCAGCGGCGATAGTCATATCTGCTTTGATTTCAAAAGATGCACTTCTTGAATTTCCTTTTGCTATTCCTTCAATCGCTCCGTTTTGGATTGCTTCGTTTAAAGCGCCTTTGAATGACATTTTTTTATTTGAATTAAATTGCTTTTTGTTTGCGATTTCCATTGCATCCAAACGCTCGTTTAAATTCTTGTTTACTAAACTTACTTCGTCTTTTAGTAATTCACTTGCTTTTATAATAGTAGCGTTGTGAACTTCTTTGTTAGATTTTTCAATCTTTGAATCAATAGCCATGTTTAATTGGTCTAATTGATTTTTTACATTTTCTTCCATCTTTTTTTTAGATTTTTAAAGAATTAATTAAATACTTATACACTTCAGAATCATCGTTTTTTATCTCAACATTCGGCAAAGTGATTTTTTCAACCGGCTTTGTGAATTCAATAAATAATGATTTTAATTTTAAAATTTCCGCTTCAATAGCAAAACCCATATCGTCCGAAATTTGTCCTTTTTTTAATAGTTTCGCTAAATTATCATAACGCTTTGAAAGTTTATCCAAATCCACGTTTCCTTTAACGTCTAATATTTTGGCTTGGTCGTTTGCTGCTAATGTAACCGCGCTAATTTCGTAAAGTTTAACTTCGTTAATTTCGCGATAATCGCCTTTATCCTTGCCTTGTATTGGTAAAATACCGACACTATTTTCAGTAATTACGCCGGATTTCATAAGTTCCACAACGTCTTTTCCTAATTGAGTTTTTGCAATTTGTGCAACAAACACCAAACCTTTATCGTCTTCGTACAATTCGAGCATTTTCCCGATTGGTTGGTTCATATCGTGCTGATACAAGTACTTAACACGTTCACCATTTTCGGCAATTGTCTTTTTATAAGCGCCTTTTGTTATAATATCATTATCGGAATCTTTGTTTCCAAAAATACTTCCGTAACCTTTAATAATTCCGGCGTTTTCGTCCGCATCAATTAATTCATTGATTGGCGCCGCTTTGTAAAGAATTTGATTCATAAAAAAAATTTTTGTAAATATACGGTTTTTGTAATTTATATTTCTTCGGGTTCACCACGTTCAAAAACAATATTGTTTTTTTGTTCAGGTAAAGGTTTATCATGTTGAAATAAAACACCCATTCCGAAAGGTATATCTTCAGGGAACGCCTTACAACCTCCCATTATTGGCCTTAAATGTTTGCAATTATTACAAATATAATCTTCTTTTGGTGACATTATTTAAAATTTAAATGTTTCATCTATTAACTCACCGACTAAACGCGCATATTTTGAAGGGTTTGAATGAAGGGTGTATTCCGTAAATGCTTCGGCTAAAAATTCATCGATATTTGTATTCGCGTAACGGCCTAAAAATATTTCGTTAAATGATTTATAATTTGAATCGTTACGAAATTTTAATATATCTTTTCTATATTCGGCCCTTATTTTAGATAATTTATTAAAAAATTCACGTTGGCTCATAAGTTCAGAACGCGCCATAACATGGCCCATTTCATGCACCGTTGTAGCAATGTCAATATTTGACTCATTAACCGCACTTTTAAATCTTTTAGAAAACCTTTTTTTGAAAATTAATCGCTCCCGATTAGAAAACGCGTCGGTTAAATCGCCAAGATTTATTTTTCTTAAGTCACCACTAAAACGCCCGATAGATATACTACCATAAGCTCTTGTACTTGACTTAAAACGCAAAGTAATTTTATTAGTAAAGTTACCTGACGAGCCAAAATTGTATTTTGAAAATAATTTATTTAATATATTTATTCTTTGATTATAGTTTTTTATTTGTAATGTTCGGGAAAACTGTGTTTTTTCTACAATCCAACCTTGCTTTTCAAACATGCTTAAAATACTTTTCTTAGCTTCTGAAATTGTTTTTACCGCACCTTCAACAACGTTTTCAGCCGCACCAACTAACGTTGAACTAATCGCCGAAACAACATCAGTCAAACCAAATCCGGTTGACGCCGCACCACCTAATCCGAAGTTTATATCTGTTATTTCTCCAACTGTTTGCGCTCCTTTTACCGGAAAAGGCGCTACACTACAACGGCAATTAATAACCTCAGAAGACGGACCGCTCGGGTCTCCCGGATACATCATAGAAGAACCCCCAACCATAAACGCTTCATTAAATGGTATTGGTTCACTTGCGCCCGCTTCTGAATGTGTGCTTCGGGTTCTGTCGTCAAATGATGCTATCCACTCCTTACGCATTTGTGCGCCCGGAAATATTGTTTTTGAAGATTCCATTGTTGCAAAGTTTGCCGCGTTGGTTGCTTCCGTTCGAACTAATCGTTCCGATTGATATTGCGAATATCTATTAAATTGATTTCTTAATATTCGGCCCTTTTCGGTGTTACCTAACGCCTGAAATTCAGGGTCTCGCATTAACTTTTCAGTTACTTGAATAAGTGTTTTTTTTGCGGTCCCTGAGACTAACGTTACACGCTGCGCACCAACCGCCGAACCAAAAGAGGCAAACGAGTTTTCCCAACCACTAACGTATTGGTTAGGATTTACGCCTTTAGATAAAAATTTATCAAATCCTTTTGCGTACCATTTAGCAAAATTTAAACCGATTTCAATATATAGGTTTCTATATATTTTTTGTAATTCGGTCGCATTAAAAAGTAATTGAAAATTGGTTTGATTTTCAGATAAAAAATTCTCTATACCTTTATTGTATTCGCTTTTATAAAAGCGCTTTACTTTTGATAATTGGCGTTTTTCTGATTTATCTAATTCCTTTTCGAATGCAGTTTGCCACTTATTTTTGTTTATCGTCATACGTTGCAACCTTAATCCCTTTTATTTCTTTTTTAGGTGTTTCCGTTGGTGTTAAAAACTTATTAACGTCAACATCTATTGACTCAATAGGCGCATCGATTTCGTTAGCTTTTACAGGAATTAAATTTGCCGGCACAAAATAATCATTTAAAGTTTCGTTTTCTTCATCAACCCCGTACGACATTACAGAACGTTTTTCGTTAGGTGTTATCCACCAAGCCTTTGCTAATTGGTCAACTACTTTATCGGCTTCCTCTTGAAGTTCCGGTATAACTGTAAAATCAAATTCAATACATAGTTTATTTCCATACTTTGGAGCCAACCAACGATTTAATTCGTCTTTTATTTTAAGTAGTTCAGGAATAACCGCATTTTGATAAAGAGCCTTTTTAGCCTCTCTCATGTTATTATAAGAACTCGAATCAGTATTGTTTAATAATTGAACCGGAACGTTGTAAATATTACATAAATCCTTGACTGAGGCGTTATATTGTTCGATTAAAGAAATATCCGCAGCATTTAAACCAAAGTTAACCCATGATAATTTTTTCGGTGTAATAATTACATCACCGGCATTGTCGGAACCTTGAAATTGTTTTCTAAATTTATCTTTTAATTGTTGCGCTTGCACTTCGTTTAAATCACCTTCCTCTGACATTAATAAACCTCTTGCCGTTTGATTCTGTAAATATTTAACTCCGGTTTGTACCGCTTCATTATTAGTTGTTAATGAACGTAAACCCGCACGCAATGGCGATTGACCGTATAAATGCGACCCCGTACCGTCATAGTAAGGGTTAAAATCTTTTATATGGCATATTTCAGAAGCCGGAATTTCAAACGTTCCGTTATATTCTAATTTATATTTTGAAACCGGTTGCATAATACCGCCCGAAACAATTTCCATTGCTTGCGATGGCATTACATACATTTCAGAAATTTTACCAATTTTAGGCCCTGACTCCGGGCCAATTCCATAAATGTAACGGTTTCCGGTTAATTTACCGAATGAAATAACTTCGGTTATAAAAGAATTATAAGATTGTGCCGGATTAGGACGTTCTAAAAGTTCGTGCAAATCGGTATCGCTTAATTCAATTAATGATTTCTTTTGTAATAAAGCGGCTTTATTTATAGTCGTCGAATCTATGGTTCCGCTTGTTAATGCTTTATATCTTTTATAATCATTTTCGCTTTTAACTTCATAAATTTGAAACGGAATTGTTGTCGCCGCTTTTGTTATTAAATTAATTAATGAATAAATAGTCGAATTTTTTCGGTAACCTTCCGTTATATATGAATCGTCATTTTCTGAATTCCAAACAATCGACTCACCTAACCAATTATAAATCGCTTTATTATAATTTATATTTGTGTTTTGTGTTTGATTTTTGCTAACGATTGATTTTAATTTGTCTAAAAATGAAGCCATATTTTATTTTGATATAAAATTTTCGTAAAAATACAAAATTAAAAATTGTTTTAAACTATGAAGAAATTGTTTATTAAGTTTCGTTCTATTGAATAGGAAGTGACGTCGATATGCTCATCATGTTTAGCATTTGGAAACGTACTTACTTGTTGTAAATAAGCATCATTCCAATTATCTCTAATCAATACAACGCGCCCACCTTCAATAAAAGGCGATGACGCCCGCGCCCTTTCAATCTTTGAATATCTTACGAAATTTGTTTTTAATTCCGAAACATTAAAACTTGTTTCACGCCTTAATAACTGAACTAAAGATTTACCGGACGCTTTGGGTTCAACTAATATTTGCGTTATATTAACACCGCAAGACTTAACAAAGTTAGAAATAAAAGATTTTAATTCCGGCATCTCTAAATATTTATCTATGCTTTTAAATATATATAAATTATCACCACTTTTACCGCTTATTTGTATCCCGGTCGGGTCGTTTTTAGTATCTTTTGTATAAGCGCCATCAATATACATCTCCCAAACGATATCTCCCGGCATTTCTGCTTTATTAATGATTTGAAACCAACCTTTACGCCATTCGCCACCTTCGGGCGGTGACGGAAGTTGTAAATATTGGCCCGCAAACGTATAACGGTCGGCTTGCCTAATTGATTCAAGTTCTTCAAATGAATGCTTTTCCGGCCACAACGGATTGTTTTCGTCATCTAATGCGGGCAATTTTAAATGATGCCAATGCTCACCCGAACCGCCGTCTAATAAATAACCGCTTAAATCCTCTTCATGCAATCGTTGCATAATAACAATGATAGGCACCTCTCTGCTATTTACACGCGAGCGAATAGTTGTATTATACCGATTATTAATAAAAGACCGTTTAACGTCGGATAAAGCATCGTCAGGCTTCAAAGGGTCATCAATAATTATAGCGCCACCACTTCCGGCCCCAAAACCCGTAATTGCACCCCCTGAAGACGTCGCATAAACTCCGCCTCCTTCGGTTGTGTACCATTTCTTTTGACTTTGTGAATCTTTTTTTAAATCTATATTCCAAACTCTTTGGAATGAATCGGAATTAATATATTCTTTTGTCATGGAACTGTTATCCAATGCCAACGCGTCGGAATAGCTTAAATGTATAAACTTTGAAGATGGGCGCTTTGCTAAACTCCAAGCTATAAACATTTTTACCGCGATTTCTGTTTTTCCATATCTTGGCGGAACGTTAATAATTAATCTTTTGATTTCGCCATTATAAACGCGTTCAAGCGTATCGACTAAGGTTTTATGAAATTCAGCGGCTTCAAACTTTTTTCCGGTGTTTTCTTTAAAAATATAACGCGTAAAGAATAACAAGGAATTTTCACATTTTTCCTTTATTATTGTATTAATATTCATCGTTTAAAATATCGTCAATTTTCTTTTGCGCTTCCGTTGATAGCTTTGTTGTGGATACTTCGGCTCTCATTTCAACTTCTTTTCGTTCAATATATCCGCGCTTTTTACCTTTTGTTTTTAGATAAAATATTGTTGCGGTTGTATTGCCGTCTTTAATTTGTTTATGCAATTGCGATTCTGCAAAGTCTAAAGTTATATTTTGTAGGTCATCAACTGCGGCCCTAAATTCAGAATCCCGGTTATAGTGTCCGTAAAAAGTTGAACGGTTGCAACCGACTATTTTACACGCGGTTGTGACAATTCCTAATGATTGTTCTAACGCGTCAAGTAATCCCTTTTTTAATATGTTTGTTTTTGTTGCCATATTGCAAAGTTAAATAAATAAACGGATATAAAAAAACTCCCTTATTTTGGTAGGGAGTCAATTGTTTTTATTTTGGCTTTTATTATTTCGTAATCAATTTGCAACTCTAACAATTCTATTTGTTTAACTAAAAACGTGTTGTCCATTAAATTAGCTAAATATTTAATTCGCTCTATTGTTTCGTTCATAGTATCGTTCTTAATAGTATCTTTTTTATCTTCATAGCTTTTATACAATAAGTCTTTCCAATCTTCCATAATATTTATTTTTAAATTAAGTTTTTTTACATTAAAAAAGGGATGCTCTATTTTGC